ATGAAAATTTTTTATTTCACTATCACCTTTAAATACAATTTTAATTTTTTGTAAATTACCTAATTCACAAGTTTTATAATCTTGTACCACTGTTGTGTCCCAATTTGTAGCTGATATATCCTTCAGTACGACTTCGATATATCCTCCTTTTTTTGATCCTCCACCTTTGTAACCCGTTGTTTCTATTTCAGCTTTCATAATTGAAGCATCTATAAATTCTTGACTATTTCTACCTAACATTCTAACAACTCCTTATCTTCGTATATATTACCAAGCACAACGCAACCATCATGTGTTGTACCATCCAATAAGAAACTTAAATTAGGTTTCTCGTACTCGACCTTAGAACCAAGCATCTTATCTATTGTTTCACAAACTTCATCCATCCTATTTTTCATAACATACAGCTCAATAACATAAGCGCCATACTCATTCTTGCATATTACACCTCTAAGCGTTCCAACATCTGGATGTCTTCGCACATATTCCACGATATTCCCAGTATAAATATTGGCCCCGTTCTTATCTTTGAACCCCGTGTTATCCATGAATTCACAATTTGAAAAACTTAATGTTATTACAGTATTATCTCCGTTGTTATCAATATTTCTAACAACAAATAATTTATAATCAAAATCGATTTCTACCACTTCTAATACTTTCTTGTCTTTCTTACTATAAATCTTAGGTTGTAACATATTACTCACTCCTTCTAGTTAAATCTTACTTATCACCAACGAAAATAAGAATTTTAATCTTACTTTCTGTAGGTATAACCTTAATATCAATAATTTCTTCAGTTTCCTTATTAAACTCTTGTAAGTCAATGAATGAATTATTAATATAATCTTCAATAAACCCTTTAACTCCATCTACTGTTGTGCAATCTAGTTCTTCAATTCTATTTAATTTATTAAACATATCTTTCTAATCTCCTTGATTTTCAATAATTTCATCTTCTTCATCGTCTTCAACTTCTATAAGCACGTATGAATTACCATTTTTATACCTTTCGTTACCATAAGCCCATATAGTGCTTTTTGGCTTTCCAGTGTACCTGCATATTTCTGGTATAGTTCCCATGCAAATGAACGTATCACGATGATAAAAAGCATAAATCTTTTTAAATGTTTTTTTCTTTGCCATATTCTTTTTACTCCTTCTTCAAGAGTTCAAATTTTAAAATAACTAAGATTTTATATTTATCATCAGAAGTCCATTCTGTATCTACTAAGTAATAACCAAGCTGCTTGTTTTGTTTAATTTTTTGGATAATCTCCCACGGTGTAGGGTTAAACAAACCAACATAAATAACATCATTAAAGTCATTATTATCATTGTTACAATTCATAACCCTTCACCCCCAACGCTTCACATAATTTCTTTAAAGTTCTGTAACGGCAATGTTCAACACCCGTTCTTCTTAGGTTTCTAATGCTACCAATAGCAAGCCCAGTTTTTTCAGATAGTTCCTCGTTAGTAATACCTTTTTCATACATCACCTTATCGAACTTACTTCTAAACTTACGTTGTCTTTCCATTGTCATCACCTTCCTTTTCTTCTAATTCCCAGGCCATCAACTTATCAACATGGTTTTTCATCTGTTCCACCATATAACTCTCAAAGTCAAAGCCCAGTTCTTGTTGTAATGTTTCTAGCATCATTTCACGGTCATAATAACGACCGCTTCTCCAATCTAGTGTTACATCCAGGTACCTATCCAAGAAATCAATCAAACGTTTCTTACCAAAATGATGATCTTGCCTTAAAGTCCACGCTATTGCCAATGCACAATCAACAAACATAACCTTCTTTTCTAAGTTCACCAAGCTGGCCAGATCCTTAGCACGTTTATTAAAGGCCATTTCTTCTTGAATACGTTCCTGGGTGCTAATTCTTTTTTTATCTTGTTTACTCTTTTTCTTCTTAATCTTCTTAACCATTGTTATCCTACCTTCTCTTACAGCTCGTAAGCTTTAACAAAAACACCACTAATTTTGTCATACCTTTTTTCACTGACCACCTTGCTAACATGTGAATCATCTCTCCAGAAGCCCATGTAAGTCATCCTATCAATAAATGTCTTAGCTAAATTGTCAGCATCTGGTTTAACCACATGATAGTCACCAGGTTGTTTATCTTTCTCCACTGGAAAGCACCAATATAATTCCACCCCAATAGGAGCGTTTAACATTTGATCTTTATGTTTCGGAGCAAACCCAGCAAGACCATTTTCAAAAATACTTTTTGCTTCCTTCAAACGCGGTGAGTCAAAAATAATTGGCTTACCATTTTTAACCGAAATAATTTTATCCTGGTGAGTAACCTTTGGAATTTTTTTCAGTGGGACAAAAAACTGAATTGACATTTTTAATTTTCACTTCCTTAACTCCATTTTATTTTTTTACCATTTTCCATTTTTTCATTTTGGTCATGGGCGGGAAGTACAGGACAATGTACGTACAGACAAGGGGGAGTTTTTAACCCCCTTGTTCTGTCGGACACTTGTACTGTCGGACACTTTCCGTCACCAATACTATACTTTTAAGTATAGGGCTGTCGTGTCGCACGTCACGACACAAAAATTTATGTCGCCGACATGTCGGACACGACTACTTTTTTTATGTCGTGTCGCAAGATTTTAACCTTCGACACGACTACCTTTTGTCTGTCGTGTCGCAACTTTTTTTATCGTTTTTGAGTCCTTATCGTACCTAAATTTTTTACTATTTTCGAGTTTTCTCTCTATAGTTCTTACACTTACACCTAAGTAATCAGCGACCATTTTTTTTGTTGGTTCTTCATCTTCAAACACACAATTTTCAACTGCCATCTCAAAATCCAGCATATTATCTTTATTACTTTCGCTGTTTTGTTCTGTACGACCTTTTTTGGCCTTACTATACTTATTATCGTTGCTATCAGCTTCTAAGTCAGCAAGTACACCAACATCATCAATGGTATGTTTTGGATAATTGAACCATATATTGACTGGCTCAAACTTCGCAAACTCTCTTAAAGTACCTTCAACACGCCAAGCTGTTTGTTGTTTGACTCTAGCTTCAATCTCCTTGGCTTGCGCCCTTACTTCCATTAAATGGCCACTTAAACTCTGTTCAGCATGGTATTTCATCTTTTCATAATCATAATGATCATCCATACCAATTTTTGTAATGTAATACTTGTTGTTAAGTGTTTTAATTCTATCCTCGTAATACTTAACTAATTCGTTATTAATTTGAGTCTTAAGCAGCGTTTCTGGAATATCCAACTCTACCAGGTCTATTAATGCATCTGGATCCCTTGCAAACACTCCACTACCACTGGCCCTATCCATTGATTTTTTACCACCTTGCGAACCTTTAGAATGGTGGTGACAATAAATAACCGAACACCCTAATTCAGTGGCCACCTTATCAAATTGGTTAGTAAAATGTGCCATCTGGTCAGCGCTGTTTTCATCACCAGTAAGTACCTTGTATATAGGATCTATAATTACAGCCGTGTAATTCTTCTTGTGCGCCCTTCTGATTAGTTTTGGTGCTAACTTATCCATTGGCACTGTGTACCCTCTTAAATTCCAGATATGCACGTTCTGTAAGTTGTTAGCACTAAGTCCCATACTTGTGTAAACATCCTTAAACCTATGCAAACAGCTGGCTCTATCTAATTCTAAGTTTACGTATAATACACGACCTTGCGCACATTCCCAGTTTAACCACTTCTTACCTTCAGCAATGGCAATGGCCATTTCTATTAGTGCAAAACTCTTTCCAGCTTTAGAAGGCCCAGCGATTAGCATTTTATGGCCTTGTCTAAGCACTCCTTTAATTAATTCTGGTGCTAGTTCTGGCATATCGTCCCAGAAATCTTCTAAATTCTCTGGATCTGGTAAGTCATCGTTTAAATCTTCTATATATTCAAACCATTCATCCCAGCTTTGTTTACCTATGTTAGTGTCTATTAAGAATTGTTTACGACCATTTCTAATTACTCCAGGCATACGACTTAAACGCGATGGGTTTTTATTTTGTGTATCAACTGCTAAGCCGTTCTTAGCACACACTTTATATAAGTAATCAACCCTTTTCTGGTACTCGTGATAATCTCTAGCATCTATCTTAACTATTGCATGGACTGACTTACCACCACTATGCACAAGGCAAGCTACTGGCAACTCTAACTCACGGATAATAGCGTTTTGTTGTGAAATACTAGTGCGATCACTTTCAACCAGTGCATACCTAAACTCTGTTACGTTATCATTCTTAACACCTTTACCATCTAATGGGTTAAACCTTATCCAGGCACCAGCTTCTTTGTTATAATCTCCAATTACAAAACCTATATCATCTTTATACTTGTGAAGTTTTTCTATTAAGTGGCCAGCTGTTCTATCAAACACACCTTTCTTGGGCTTGTGAACAGTATTACCTTCTTTATCTTCTAAGGGATAAGTTTCTGTAACAAAACCAACATTCTCTGTACTCTGGAAAAGTGTTTCTAAATAAGTAATCAACTCTTGGGCTGGTTGCCAGTGTGTTGGCTCTTGTATCTCTTTTCCTTCTATCCAGCTTTTATCGATGAACTTATAATCACCATCGTTATTTATTTCATCATCCCAATTAAGTGCATGTGAGTTTTCAAAGTCCATATATACTGGTGAATATCCATTCTCAACAGCCATCTGGTATATCGTTCCACCAGTAACGGGCTTACCAGCGCTTGCCCCCTGGAAAGTTTCCCACTTTCTAAAACATTCACCAGGTTTATACCTTGGATCAGCTTGCGACCACTGATCCCACTCTTGTGCTGTTAAGCCTTCATGTTTCATGGCCATTCCCACGTTAACCCATTCTTGATAATCAAGAATAGCAGGGTTAATGTATTCTAATAATTCTATTAAATTCTTTTTGTTATCCATTCTTGACTACCTCTATCATTTTAATCTTTTTGCTATTTCTTCTATTACATTTACTGTAACGCTGTTACCAGCTTGTTTGTACAATTGGCTGTTACTGTTAACAGCTTGTGCTTTGTCAAAAGCCCAATCTGGAAAACCTTGTAACC